AAAAGAACTAACTATGTCCCAACTGGTAGGTAAACCTCCTCTGTCTAAGAACGACAGAACCGCTATACGCAAAGCGCTAATTGCGATAAAAGACGTGCTCCACTCGTTTGGGTTCAGAAGTGAAGATGCAATAACAAAAGAAACTGTTACGCATTGGGAAAGTATGGCAGTAGATTGTGGAAACTGGATGAAAGTGGCAAAGTATAAACTAGCCGCATTCTATTCATTCCATAATAATCAACCTATCCCTGAAAAGCCTTTCAAAATCGAGGACAGCCCCGCCCACTTACTGGGAGGAGCAGCCTATCGATGGCTTAGGGGAAAGATTAATGATCCGAAAATAAAGGAATCACTACTACAGTCGATCAAGCAAGCCAAAAAAGGCATGCCACGACCGATAGAATCCCAGCTATTACAAAAAACAAGTGAATATGTAATAGCCATGACAACTGCACCCAAGGAAAAACCGGCGAAACCAATACATTTAGTAAGCTGGGCTGATATTAATGAAATAAGGGAACTCGACGGGGTCGAGACTCTACTCACAATCGACACTGTAAAACAACAGCTACGGAGAACCGTAACTGAAATCTTTGCAGGAGAGAAAATGAGCTGGAAGGAACGCATTGAACCGTTCTTCCCTTCAACATCAGCTAACTATATAAATAACCGTAAGCAATCCGGTGCTGTAGGATACATCCTAGAGCACGAAGAATTACTAACGGGATTGAGAACGCCTGGTGGAACACTGCAAGTAGCCCGGGGTCTAAAACAACCCGGTGAGTCTGTGCAAATTGAAGAAGAAATACAACCAGAAGATTTTGAAGAAGAGATGACGTATGATAGGACCGATCTGAACACACGATTTAAAAGCCTATTCTGGCGAATATTCAAACGAGCAGTTCATGAAGAACCGCTGGTTGAACCAGTCGCACTTGCAGAAGCACTTAAAATTCGGATGATTACGAAAGGGCCACCTCTACTGATGACAATACTCAAAAACTACTGGAAAGCGGTCTTTACACGACTTAAAAAACATAAAACCTTTCAGTTAATCGGGAAACCGGTTAGTGAGAAAATTATGCTAGATGGACTCGGAAGAAACCTAGGGGAAGCTGAAAGCTACCTTTCTGGGGATTACGCAGAGGCCACAGATAACCTCTTTAGTTGGGTCAGCGAAACAATCGCAGATCAAATTAAGGAGGAACTCGGTCTAGAAAAATTAGAACACGCCCTCTTCCAAAGGGCATTAACTGAACACATTTATGAAGTCGATCTAAAGAAACTACGGCAACTAATTGGACAACTGATGGGATCAATCGTCAGTTTTCCTGTGTTATGTATCGCGAATGCAGCCATGTGCCGTTGGGCCATAGAGCTATCCTACTTGAGAAAATTTCTCTTAAAGGATGCTCCATTACTCATAAACGGAGACGACTGCGCAATGAAGGGTCGAACGACCACTATTAAACTTCATTGGGGTAGACTTACAACCTTCATAGGGTTAAAGGAATCAATAGGAAAGACTTATCTTTCAAGGGAGTTCGTGGATATAAATTCAACGAGCTTCCAAAGAATGAAAGAGTCCTTCACTATAGATGACACTAACCGAACGGGGGCTACCATAAAACGTGAAACATTTCTCAAACAAGTCAAGTATGTTAACATCGGTCTACTCTACGGACTTAAAAGATCCGGAGGGAAAGTAGGTCTCAACGACCAAACCGACGTACACAATAACATGGCTGCGAGAGCACGGGAACTGCTGAGACTGGCACCGGAGTCACTACATGAAGAACTCATGAGGATGTTTATTAAACATCACAAACCGTTGCTGGACCGCATGAGGTTGCCATGGTATATACCTGAATGGTTAGGTGGTGTCGGACTTCCAATCGGACCATGGTCAAAAGGAATCAGTGAACTAGACTTACGAATAGCACACAGAATCTTATTGAACTGGAAGAAAGAAAGACCGATACCACTAAGCCATCAGGAAACACCATGGAAGAGTTGGCTCCTAGCAACATCACTACTCCCAGAACCCTATTACGTATTAGAAAAGGACCAAAGTACAGCTTTTTACACAGAAACTGTGGCAACAAAGTGTATAGACTTTCTTTTCGACTCAAATATAAACATTGAGAAAATACATAACGTAATTCAAGGGGAGGTGGAGGGGGCCAAAGCGATAAAGCGAAATGCAAAATTATGGTTGCCAAGAGCGGAAGCTCTCCCAGCACCCCTCACTATTGAGGAAATAATGTTTCAATCGCGATATCCAACCTGGGATATTTCTACTGCACAAAGACAAAAGCTAAGCGAAGCGGATATAAGGACCGGAAAGAAGAATAAGCTGCTAGAAGCAACATTAGACTGAAATAATGTTCAATGCCAAAGCACATAAACAAATTATTCAAAGAAA